TGTTTTCATTAGCTGTAGTGTTAGTGCTTAAAGCAAATAATCCTATTCCAACATTATCATCACCTGTAGTATTTGCATCTAAAGCTAAATATCCTACAGCTACATTTTGACAACCTGTTGTGTTTAATTTTAAACTATTATATCCAACAGCTGTGTTAGAACTAGCTGTTGTGTTAGTTTTTAATGCACAACAACCAACTGCTACGTTGTTTGAACCTGTTGTGTTAGCTGTTAAAGCTAATCTTCCAACTGCTACATTAGCAGCACCTGTAGTATTAGATGACGCAGCACCACTTCCTATTCCTATATTATAAAGTCCTGTAGTATTTTTACATAACGCATTACCAACTGCTACGTTGTTATTACCACTTGTATTGCAATGTAATGCTTGATAGCCAAATGCTGTATTATCACTTGATGTAGTGTTACAACGATAAGCATCAGCTCCAAATATTGTATTTCTAGCACCTGTTGTAGTGCTATCTGCTGCTCTAAAACCAACAACTGTATTAACGCTACCTCCTATATTTGCACCTAAAGCACCAGTACCTATTCCTACATTACAAGCACCTGTTGTATTTGCATCTAAACTTAAAGCACCTATTGCTATATTGTTTGATCCTGTTGTGTTAATGTCTAAAGCATTTAAACCTACTGCTACGTTTTGATCTCCAGTTGTTAATGCACCAAATACACCTGTTCCAACTCCAGTATTTCCTGATGCGTTATTTAAAGTTCCTGTGCCATCAGTACCTACTAATAAACTGTTTGCAAAATTTGTACCACCTTCTTTGAAGGTTACTCCAGAACCAGCAGCACCCCAAGATATATCTGTACCATCTGATGTTAATATTTGACCATTTGAACCTGGTGCTAAAAGAGCAGAAGCTCCACTAGCATTTCCATAAATTATTTTACCTCTAGCTACTGCATCAAGTAAATTTATTTCTGCTGCTGTAGAAGTTACTCCATCTAATATGTTTAATTCTGCTGTAGTAGATGTAACACCATCTAATATATTTAGTTCAGCAGTAGTTGATGTAACACCATCTAATATATTTAATTCTGTTGCAGTTGAAGTTACTGCTACATTTTCATTAACTTTTGGTGAAGTTAAGGTTTTATTTGTTAAAGTTTGTGTTCCAGCAAGTGTAGCAACAGTATTATCTATTGAAATTGTTCCTGAAGCTGTAATAGTTCCACCATTGATTCCTGTACCAGTTGCGATACTTGTTACTGTTCCAGTATTACTTGGAGTAATTACAGTATAAGTAATACTTGTAGATCCTAAAGATCCATCACTATCTGTCGTACATAAAAATATTTTATTATCATTTACAGAACCTTGATTAACTACAATCATACCACCTGATAGTTCGGCAATGGTGTCATGCTCTGGATCTCTTGATGCTGCACCAGCACCTGATGCTACTGCAATATATAATCCATTCGCTGATGCTGTACTCTGATTCTTAATTAAAATTCGATCTCCAGCAACTAAAGTTATACCATCAATGGCATCACCAGCTTCTAGTGCATTTGATAAATTAACATTTCCTGTTGTAGCACATTCTGCAATAACTCTAGTTCTTAAACCAGCAACTGCTTGGTCAACATAAGATTTAGTAGATGCGTCTGAATTATTTGATGGTTCACCTAATCCTGTAACTGATCCACCAGATATTGAAACATTGTTTGCAGCTTGTGTGGCAATAGTTCCTAAACCTAAGTTCGTTCTTGAAGTAGATGCTGATACTACATCTGATAAATTACTTGCTTTAACAAGTTTTGCATCTAATTGCGTTTGAGCATTAGAACTTAAAGTATTTATATGTTGAAATTCTGCACTTGTGACAGTTCCATTGGCAATTTTTGTAGCATCAATTGCAGCAGAAGAATTTATATCTGCATTAACAATTGCACCATCTGCTATTTTAGCAGAAGTAATTGCTGAATCTGCTATCTTTGCAGTTGTTACATTTGCATCTGTAATTTTAGCAGTTGTAACAGCATTGGTTGCTAGTTTTGCAGTAGTTATATTAGAGTCTGCAATCTTAGCTGTAGTTACATTTGAATCTGCGATCTTTGCAGTAGTAACATTTGAGTTAGCAATTTTTGCAGTTGTTACATTTGCATCAGTAATCTTTGCTGTAGTTACATTAGCATCTGCAATCTTTACAGTAGTAACTGCACCATCAGCTAAAATACCTGTAGTTATAATTCCAGTAGGTATTGAACTATCTGTTTTAGTCAAAATACCAATTAAAATTCTTAATGTATTTGATGAAGCTCCTAAATTACCACTATCAAAAACACCTGTAATAGATTGTAAAGTTCCATTGTTAGATGAAGCTGTAATTGTACCAAAAACATAATTACCATCTGCTTTTAAAATTTTTAATCTTCTACCAACATGATAGATTGCAGTAATATCTACTGAACTAGCAATAGTAAATTGAGTTGTTGAAACCCAAGCTGATGTGTAAGCACCATCTCCATCACCATATTCAACCCATTGACTGTCATTATAGAACTCTCTAGTGTTAGCCATTAAATTCCGAATTGCATTATTTAACAAACTAGGAAGCATCCCTTCGTTTGTATCGATTCCATTCAAAGAAATGTTGTTTGTTGATGTTGTTGAGTAATCTTTTATTCCTGCCATTTATTTGCTCCTAATTCATAAACCAACTAAAAGCTTTATCGCTTTCAGAGTTATTTTTGTTGATTAAAGTATTTACTGCTTCTTCAATTTGTCTTTGAAAAAATTCTTGTGATTCTATTGAGTAACGAACATTATCAATGTCAATTTTATCACTCATTATCTATCTCCACCTGGTACTGCTTTTAAATCTATTCCTTGTGCATTAGTCCAAAGACTTCCAGCAGGTATTTTAACATTAGCTCTAAAGTATCTTCCAGATTTTCTTACTGGGTTAAGACCAGAACTATTCATTGAACTTGATGTTGATGATGTAACTGCATCTGCTAATTTATCTCTAGTTTTAACAATTACATTTGCACTTGCATCTACAATTGGTCTAACATTAGTTATATTTGCTCTTAAACCTGGAAACAATTCTGTTTCTTTAGTTTCAAGTTCAGCTTCTAAATTATTTCCTGAAAAAATAGCTGCTTTAAAATTCTCATCAACTGCACCTAAATACAAATGCCCATTAGTCCAAAATGCTGTATCAAGTGAAATATTAATATCATCTATATTAGCACTTATAACGTCCATTAATTCTACTGTGTCTGTTACAATAAACTGTTTAAATATTTGTGATGCTTTAACTTTAGCAATTGACCATTTCTGAGTTACATAGTTATAAATTAGTAATTTATCACATAGCCCAGTTACATTTGGATTATCTTTACTTGGGTATAACCAAATTGCTAAAGTATTAAAAGGATCAACAGCAGCAGATATTCTATCTGTATATGCTTTGTTTAAATCTTGTTCAAAAAATCTATTTACTTTTTCAGCTCCTATTGGCAATACTTGATCTCCATTAATTTGAAAAAAGCCATCATCAGCATAAAAGAAAACTTGTCTGTTGTCTTGGCAAACTGTTTGTCCATATACTGCACCTCTATTAGGACTTATAACTGAAAACCTAAAAACTACGTTGCCTCCAACAAAATCCATACGAACTATTTGGTCTTGTCTAAAAACATAACCGATTTCACCAGAAGTAATTGCAACTATTTGACCACCAGAGCCAGGCAAGTCTTGAGTATCTGATGAACTAACACCAGCTTCCCAAGTAGAAATATCATTAATACCTGACCAAGCAACTTTGTTTTTTGCATTTTCTAAATTACCTGTCACCAAGAAATCTCTTATGACACCTGAAACTCTAAATTTAGAGGGTACTGTTCCTGATCCTGATGCAGTTACTAAAGTTTGTAAATCAACAAATCCTGTTGAAGTTCCCATTAAAAAATATTGAGGTGCATCTACACCATTTGATGCAATAACATAGCTTCCAAATTGAGTAAAAGTTAAGTAGTCAATAGCAGTTCCAGATAAAGGTGTGCCACCAATAAAATTTGTTGTTGTTAATCTTACAGTATCAGATGAAACATTAGTTAAATTTAATCTACCTGTTGTTGCCCTTGTAACTGTAACAACATTAGTTGATACTGTTGCTGTAAAATCAGCATGACCATTAATACTATTTTTTAAATTTGTTGCAGTA